CACCGGTGTATACGTACCGCTAGAATTAGTCCCTCTCACTGACACAACACACGACGGATCAACTACGCCAGACGCGGTCATGTATAAGAACACTTTATTGAGTTCATATCCATTAGACGGTGGCATATTAATCGTAAAGTGTGCGGTTGTTCCAACACCAATCGTAGCGTACGTATTAAGTGCGCGATCAAATGCGTTAGTAGGATTATAGACATTTCCAGTAGCAGACATATTCCACAAATTAATCGGCATATTTGGCGGAATCAACGCACCAACCATTTCTTGTCCAATCGGGATAGCAATTTGGAACATAGACATCGGACAATAGAATCGATAATCGTCAGCCACTGAATTACCAATATGCAGACGCCAAGGATTCGCTGTGCTCGAACTAATGTTCGTAGTTATCGCCCATCCAATTTCTAACTCTCCTTGCGGGGTGTCGTTCATCAAGTATGGCACATTATAAAAATAAGGAACGGTATTATAACCAGGTAATAAGAAATTAACTGTAGGATCTCTTGTTATATCGTGTATCGCTCCCGAGAATACTTGTTGCGCTGTTACAGGCGTAACAGTCGGGCCTGTTGAGGATCGAAAGCGTGGATAATATTCAAAATACGCAAGAGCGTTCTGTGATCGATTAGTATTGGTGACATAATGCACTATAGTACCCCCACTAGAATACTTAAACAATTCAGATATTATGGCATGCAATCCCGAATCGGATATACGACCACCAGTATACGTTATTTCATGAGCGCCAATACCTAATGGTGTGTTGTATTCATGCATATATTCAGGTCGTCGCATCAAATTTAAAATATTTGAATGCTGTCCAATAATAAAACCATCATCTAATTTGTCTTGTTCATAAAAATGCTTAACATCACTCTGGAATGTCATTACGCCGTCTACCACTTGTTGATGTTTTACTATTCGTTCGCCGTATGTCATCGGAAATCTAAATTCCGCATCATCACCGGCTGCAACGTATAATAATCTCAACTGACGTAGACACATTTACAGGAGCAATCAATGCATTCTGAACAACAATATATAGACGGCCTAACTGATTGTCGACATTCATATCGACCCAATCAATTGGTAAGTAGTCTCGATGTTTTGAATAAGGTAATTTCACACATAATTCTTGTTCATTACCACCTATTGCCATACTTATACCAGGTAAACCATATATTTGTTGTGGTGTTGGACTACCATCTCCATACGGGTCGAAAGCGATCCATAAATTACCTCGGTGAAAACTGGAAGCAACGATCTGTAATCTAACATTAATACTACCACGATAAAATCTAAATAAGGACGCTATTCCTGCAATATTAGTGGTATAATATGTGTTATTAGTAGCACTAGCACCTCGTATCATCATAGGACACGATGGCGATATTGCCACTTGTTCCAATATTGTGCCTGGTTGATTATTTGTACTCCAAGTCATCACAGAAGCTAATGCATAATTTTGTGCAATTTGAACCAAATCACTAATATCACTAGAATTTAATCTATTAGGCAAATACGGAATAACCTCTAATTGATTAAATTTAGTATTAACTACTTT